ATAAAGGTATGAAACATATAGCATCAACAGACAAATCACAAATTGAAGAATTAATTAAAAAGTTAAATAAGGAGGTGAGTTAATGGCTCACCTTTCTATCCAGCAAACTTGCGATTTACTTAAGAAACCACGAAAATTTGTAAAGTGTGTAGTTGACGATCAACACAGAATAGAGGAAATAGAATCTAAATTTTATGATTATTATGAGCAGATAAGGGTGGTGCAGCCATGAATGTAGTTGATGAATTTTATCCAGAAAAAATATTAAAATTATATTACTCTAATCAATTAGACAGAGTTATTGCTGATTACAGATATAAGTGGAAAGAAAAATATACTGATGAAGATTACGACATGATGAAAGGTATAGATTATGACAAAGTTTATGTGCAACAGAATACTACTTATGATGGAGTGGGTGCTAGAGCTATTCAAATAGCCGATTTAAGGCTTCACGCTGAACGAAGGTATAAACACCTACTGAAAGCTAAAAAGGCTATTAAGAGGCTATTAGATAACTTAAATGAGAGGCAGAAAAATATGCTAGACAATTATTTTGAGTATGGTGATGAGTTGGAAGAAGCATATATCTCACAAGTTGGGTACAAGCAAGGAAGAAAAGATTATAAGGAAGCTAAAAAAGTTTTGAGAAACACTTGCAACAAATTAGATAATATGTTATTATAATATTAACAAATCAAATGGAGGGGTATAAAATGTTAAAAGAAACTACTGGTAAAACTATTAAGTATTTGAGAGAAAAGAATGATTTGACACGCGAGGATTTATGTCAGATGATCAGATTAGGTGGCAATAGCAGGACTGAAGATGTGCAGAGGTTGTACAAGGTGGAGAATGACAAAATGGAGTTAGATGACAGTGTTATTGAAACATTGGCACAATTATTTGATGTTAAAGTTGATGATATCAAAGATAAAGAAGAATGGATAACAGTAGAAAAAGCAGCTAAAATAGCAAATTGTTCTTCTTCTACAATTTACAACAAACGTAGAGAAGGAAAAATAAAAAGCAAGAAAATTAATGGTATTCTTCGCTTTTTTAAAGGGGATGTCGAAAATATAAAGGTTTTTAATTCTAATGCTAAAGAAAAGCAAAAAAATAAACGAAAAGATAAAAGTAAAAATTACTATTCAGCAAGAGATATTTCAGAAAAAATTAATATAAAGTTTGGATATGCTTCTAATTTACTTTCTGAATTTAAAAGAAAAAATAAAGATAAAACAGGTAAAAAAATACAAGAAAGTGGAAGCCCAATGAATATTCTTTATAAAAAATATTATAATGATTTCATAGATTTTATGCCTAAAAAATATCATAAATTTAAAGAAGAAACAAATGGAGTAGAAAAAGAATTAAATTTTAGTATTGAAAAACAACAAGAATCAATTGACAAACATCGAAAAGACAAGGTTTTAGAATTGAGAGAAACTATTAAATCTCAATCAGCTAAAATTAGAGAATTAAATAATAAAGTTGAAGAATTAGAAAAATATCACAATAAAGCAGAAATGAAGTTTGAGTTTTTCTCTGATAGAATAACCGATTTAGAAAACTTAGTTGATGTTATGAATGAAAACATTGATAAAAATGTAGAGGATGAAGAAGAAAAAGGATTCTTTGGTAAACTATTTAGTTAAGGAGTGATAAAGTGGCTGTATATCGAAACAAAAAAGATGATAACTTTACAGTATTAGATAATAATACTTTACAAGATGATAATTTAAGCTGGAAAGCTAGAGGAATACTTGTCTATCTGTTGTCTTTGCCACCAGATTGGGAGGTTAAGACTAGTGAGATTAAAAGACACGCTAGTGATGGTATTACATCTCTTAGAAGTGGTATTAAAGAATTAAAAGAAGCTGGTTATGTAGTTTACAGAAAGTATAAAAATAACGAAGGAAAGTTTGTTCATGAGTATGAAGTTTATGAAACTCCACAGTTAGAAAATCCAGACTTAGAAAAACCAAGTGTGGATAATCCAGATGTGGAAAAAGGGGATATAAATAAAGAACACATTGAACAAAGAACTAATGAACAAAGTAATACTTCTTGTTCCGACTCTAAAAGTCAGAACGACAAAGTTAAGTTTGATAAAAACAGCAAACCTTATCAGTTAGCAATGTATCTCAAAAAGAAAATTAAGTCTAACATACCTAACCAGCCCACTCCTAAAGATTCACCTAAAGCTATGGAAGAATGGTCATTAGCAATGGATAGACTGCATAGACTAGGCACAGTTGGTGGGGATAGTGGATATAGTTGGGATAAGATTAAGGAGATAATTGATTGGTGTCAGCAGGATGAGTTTTGGTATAAGAATATATTATCAGCAAGTAAGTTGCGGAAACAGGCAGTTAAGTTGGAAACTAGAATGAAAGAAGATAAAGGTTACACACTTAACCAGCCCGAAGAAGAAATAGACTATTATGCAGATTTGAGGGAGGAATAAAATGAAAGTATTAATTAAAAGTGTAGAAGCTGACATAATTGATGTTAGCTCTGTTGAAAAGTATGATTTGATGGTTAACGAGTATAATGTAGAATATATTGCATTAGGGAACTATGGAAAAATTAAAGGCAAAATAAAATTATCGATGAACGAATTATCATTTGCAGAAGCAGAAAAAATTATTGAAAATAGAATTAAAAAAGAGTTGATATAGTATGAAATTTAAATTAAAACTTAAAAATCATGAAACTCCATCAGCCACTCTCAAACACATAGTTTTGCAGCAAATTAATGATGAAGGTGAAATATTAAATGAAACAAATGTAGGTTACATTGAAAATAAATATGCTAATTGGATTAAATTTGAGGAAAAGAGTGATTAAATGTTAGCAAAAGTTAAAGTTGAAACTTATTTAGAGGAAGCTGAAACTTATAATGACCCAGATAGATTTTTGATTAAGTGGGCAATTGATAATAATTATATTAATATTGATGATGAGATAGATATTGCAAATGTCAGAGGCAATTTTGGCAAACAAATAATTAATAAATATCTTAACCAGCAGACTTATGATGTATTCATTTTCAGCAAACGTGGGGCTAGAGGTTCAAAGCGATTATGTAATGAGAATATATCACTTGAGGAAGCTAAAAAGATATGTCAGAGTGATGCAAGTAAAGGCGCTAATTATATGGCGGGTTTTGTAATACACGGCACATATAGCAATTATAAGCAGGGTGAGCCATTTATTATTGATAATGATAAAGTTATTAATCCAGTTGAAAATTAAAGGGGGATATAAAAATGGAATTACCAGAAGTACATGTTGAGTTTTATAAGTGGTGGGATGATTATAAATTAGATATTATAAGAACGGCTAATAAGTTGAAAGATTGTGGCGTTGATGAAGAAGTTATTGATAAATTTATAACTGATAATTATAACTTAATCGCTAAAGAAGCATTAGAATTTACAATTAGACAAAATAAATAATTTATGCTATACTTAGAAAGGAGGTGATAACTTGCAATGGAATAAGGATAATATTCCAAAAGTCATTATAAAAGCTAAAAAGGAAATGAATAGTTTTTCAAGTGTAAAATTTCAAGATTTTTCAGCACATAATGATAAATATCCAAGCCTGCATACTATCTACAAAGTATATGATAGTTGGAATAATATGATAATTGAAGTTTTTGGAGAAGATAAACTTAAAAAACAATCAACCAATTTTCATGATAAATTTGATATTGATGAGATAAATTATGTAACTTTAAAGTGTATTAAAAATGGGATATTAGATTATAAAGGTATAGTTGATTTTGCTAAAGAAAAAATGATAGAATATCCATCACTATATTTTTTCAAAAAAGAGTTTGGATCTTTTACAGAATACAGGTCAAAATTCACCGGTGAAGAACCTAAAAATGTTAGAGATGAATTTTGTAGAATATGTAGTGTAGGTAGATGCAGATTTGATTATAATCTAGATGAGTGCGAATATTATGAGGGGGAATAAGTTTGAACCAAATTGAGTTAGAAAAAAATGTGATAGCTGCAACATTAGCCGATCCAGAGTTAGCTGATGATTTGATAGAGAAATGTAACAAGAATTATTTTACTGACAGCAAAATGAAGGAAGTGTATAATTGGATAGTTAAGCAGAGAAATAATAATGAAAACTTATCGATAGTTAAGTTAGTAACTAGTGATGTAGGAATGACCGCAGACGAACTGCCAGAAAAAGACTTATTTCACGAGTTTGATGACAGTATTGAATTGTTATACAAAAATTATGCTAAAAGAAATTTAATTGAAAAAATTAAAAAAATACACAAATTAACTAAAGATAATGATATATCAACAGAAGAAATGCTACACAAGGCTCAAGAGTTAATATTCAAAGTTACTTCAGAACTAGATAATGATGAAACTAACTACCTACTTGGCGATGCTCTAATCAAGGCATATGGTAACTATGTGGAACGTTTAGAGGGTGAAGGTGATGATAGCGTTAAGACTGGGTTATATCAGATAGACAACAAGTGGGGCGGACTTAAGCGAAAACACCTTACGGTATTAGGAGCTAACTCGTCGGTAGGTAAGACAGCTTTTGCGATTAAGGTGATGAGAAATATATTATTCAATGGTGGCAAAGCAGCTATGATATCGCTTGAAATGGACGCAAAAGAAGTGGTTGATCGCTTAATAGTTAGCGAAAGTTGTGTGCCTGCTAATGATTATGACAAGGCTCAAAAGTTATCAGAGGTTCAACAAAATGCTATTGCTAATGCTTATAATATATTAGATAAGTATGAGAAAAACTTATTCATCAGCGAAAAAAGAAATATGAATGTTGATGACATCGCAGCTGTTTGCAGAAAAATTAACAAGGATATGGGCCAACTCGATGTGATAGTTGTAGATTATCTGCAAAATATAGGATATGACAAGAGAGCTAATATGGTGCGAGAAATAGGTGGTATATGTCGAAGCCTTAGAAGTCTTGCATTACAGCTTAATGTGCCGATTATTCTAGTTTCGCAGTTGACAAGAAGTAATCACAAAGAAGGCAAGCGACCACAAATGAGCGATATGAGAGGTGGCGGTGAAATTGAGGAAACAGCTGATGAAATATGGTTGTTGCACAGACCGGATTATTTAGAAGAAAAGTCTATTGAAAAACAGAACAAAACTAGAGGGAATAGAGTATTAGGCGAGATGATACAGGAGAAAGGAAGAACATCGGGGACAGGTGTCTGCAAGATGTATTTCTACAA